CTCGTTCACTGTATATCTCCCTTGTTCTCTTCCAAGCATCGAGCGCGTCGATAGCTTCAATCAGGTCGGTGCTTCGTGTACCGACTGATCTATTCCCATTACGCTCGATGCTTGGAAGAGAACAAGGGAGATATACAGTGAACGAGATTGAGAACGACTATACAAAGCTCGGTATGCCCAACATCCTGTTTGAGCAGAGGAAGAACAGCACTAACAACACCGAGATTACTGCGGACAACACACTGGTTGACCCGTTCATCTTCCCATTGATGAAGCGACTTGCACAGGCACGGCCCCAGTGGAAGTTTGTGGCAAGTAGACGCCGCGTGGCTAGCAACTCGAACTTCTTCCACGTATTTTCGTTCGATGTCTATGAGGGTAGCGCTATTCTAGGCAGGATATGGAAAGTCTACGAGAAGCGCGGCAATGTGGTGTGCATCAACAACGAGCGTATGTCAGCAGAGAGGCAGCGCGGTGGATGCAGCGCTACGCAGGACTTCAAGAAGGCGTTCAAGCTGGTGACCAAGAACTTTCACGGCCTGACTGTGGCCGAGGCTGTCAAGGATGCAGTAGGGAAGGCGAACGCCGCTGTATCTAACCTACATAATAAAAGGCAGGCAGAGTTCCACCATAAGTATGACACGCTCAAGGATTTCTTGGTGGCCTACACCATGAACAACTGGGAGCACATTAGGCAGACGGCTATCGACGTAGGGATAAGCCCTGCATTACTCGACGGTATGCCGGAAGCCTATGATGCATACAAGGCTACACGAGACATCTGCAACACTAGGGGCGATGATACTGGTGCCACCGTGGTGATACGCGGTGATGAGTATATTGTGGTTGTTGGCGGAGCCACAAGCATCTTTGATACCGATCACTTACCACCACATATCAAGCGGTCTGTGGGTATCCTTAAGATGATCGAGGAGCAAACGTATGTGGAAGGCCACGGCGTTCGTGTGGCTAAGGATAAGTTTTTTGTATCGTCTAAAGCAGGGGCAGCGGCATGATCGAAGAACCTAAACGCTACAGGGGCCAGCGTGGACCTAACAAGGTGAAGAAAAAAAGCATGAAGCTGATAGCCATCCGGCTACCGCAGTATGTGGTGGACTATTTTAAAAACTGCACACCCGCGATGCGCGCTGCGTTGATCCAGTTCATACAGGACAACCCGAACTAACATTGTTAGGTAGACACATTTTCCATTTGACACTGTATAATGTAATGATATGATAACCGCCGAGGAGCAACTCATGGCAGCAACACCGGAAAAGAAAGTGAAGGACAAGATAGTCGCCATCCTCAAAGAAGAGGGCGTCTACTATTTCTTCCCTGCAACTCACGGCTACGGGCGTAGTGGTGTCCCCGATATCATCGCCTGTGTGAACGGACGCTTCCTTGCTATTGAGTGTAAGGCGGCTGGTGGTAAGCTGACCGCCCTACAAGTCCGCGAGATCGAAACCATCCGGCGTTGTGGCGGCGTAGCCATCGTAGCCAACGAACAGAACTGGGAGATGGTCCGCCCCCTGTTGCGGGAACTGTCATCGAAGGAGCAACCAAAATGATAAAAATTACTGATCTACGTAATATGCGTATCTTCCAGACGATCAAGGCTTTGTGGCAACGGTTGCGCCCCCAGAAGATTGTGCATACTGCCGAGATAGTGGTGAAGACCACATCCGATTTGGAGGAGGATGGAGAAGACCCTCTGGTGGATGGTATAGCTAACGCCGTGTCCATCCATGATATATTGGACTACCTTCCCGGATATTTCGATGACATCAAGACGCTATGGAAATACGATACCTCTGCGTACCATATTATGGCTAAGCTTGGGGGTGTTATACTACCCAAAAACTCTGGGCTTCTCGTTGACCATCTTTTACCGGGCGTTTTAGCGGACCCGCCCCTTTTGCGGTGTGTCTTTTTCAAGAAGAGCGATCAATACAACAAAGATAACGACACCTACGGCGCGTCGATTGTCTACATGATGCGGCTAAAAGGTGGCATGACTTATGTAGGGAGGAAGGGGAGTTACTGCCACTTACCCGTAGGAATTTGCTACCGTGTAGTAGTGGTATACAATACCGAGCATGGTTCTTTTGCGGAGAGCTTTTTTGTTCATTATGACGTGAACCATAAAATGTCTGTCATGAGGGAAAGTAAGGTAGTTCCGCAAACGCTGCGACATAAGGGTAACAAAGGTAAGTTTAGTCAGTTTTACTCCCGCAAGACGGTAACCCCCCACTTCCTTAAGGAGATGAGCATTGAACGGGTAAGATTGAAGTTGGAAGCGATGACACCCGACGAGATTGCAGCTAACATATGTAACGTATGTCTGTCTGCCAAGCGCCCGTCAGAGGCTATCTTAGTTCGTGCGCAGAAATCTGACGTGTCGGCCTCGTGGACGATTGACCGGCGAGATGGCAAGCGGTTCTTTGCTAAACGTGTGACGGGGACTGCTGTAGACGGGAAGCGTAAGCGCATCCTCCATTATGTAGGTAACTTCGTTCGTGATACTGATGGACGTACAAGCTACGTACGTGAGCATTATCGAGGAGAACGCTCGTTCTCGTGGATGGGGTATGGCGTAGAAGTTAGTGGGCTAGGCTTCCACCACAAAGACTTTTACGATGCATCCATTGAGACCCTTGAGGTCGAGGGGGATGACATACCGCGAGGTTTTATGTCCATTGAGAAAGCCGTGGACTCCATCAAGCAGTATTACTCAACCCCCTACTCCCTGCCGAAACCAAGTAAGCCCCGTAAGAAGGTGGCGTGATGAAGCTTATTACCATCGACTTTGAAACGCTGTACACTCCTACCTACTCGCTCTCCAAGATCACCACCGAAGAGTATATCCGTGACCCCCAGTTTGAGGTTATCGGCGTATCCGTAAAGGTAGGTAACGACGACGCAGTATGGTTTAGTGGGACTAAGAAAGCGACGAAGGCTTGGCTGGACCAGTTTGACTGGTCGGATGCTATCGCGCTGGCGCACAACGCTATGTTCGATATGGCTATTCTTAACTGGCACTTCGACATCCGCCCCAAGCGCATCGCTGATACGCTGTCTATGGCTCGTGCACTACATGGCAACGAGACGGGGGTTAGCTTGAAGGCGCTGGCCGAGTTCTACGCTGTCGGTGAGAAGGGTAACGAGGTGCTTAACGCACTGGGTAAGCGGAGGATAGATTTTACCCCCTACGACCTTGCTCTTTATGGCGAGTATTGTTGTAACGACTGCGACCTGACGCTTAAGCTATTCGAGTGCATGGCACCTAAGTTCCCCGCGCTTGAGCAGCGGCTAGTGGACCTGACGATACGCATGTTCACAGAGCCAGTGTTACGTTTGGATAAGAGCATCCTTGAGGACCACCTCATTCGCGTACAGGCCAACAAGGCGGAGCTTATGAGCAAGCTCAACTATGACTGGTCTGACCTGATGAGTAACCCCAAGCTGGCCTCACTGCTTGAGTTTCGTGGTGTTGAGGTGCCAACCAAGATCAGCCCTACAACGGGCAAGGAGACTTACGCCTTCGCTAAGACGGATGAAGGGTTCAAGGCACTCTTGGAGCATGACGACCCTATGGTGCAAGCCATTGTCGCTGCGCGACTAGGAGTAAAAAGCACCCTTGAGGAAACAAGGACGCAGCGGTTTATCGACATTGCGGATCGAGGCACACTACCAATACCCTTACGCTACTACGCTGCGCACACTGGGCGCTGGGGTGGCGATGACAAGGTGAACATGCAGAACTTGCCGCGCAAGTCGCCACTCAAGAAGGCTGTGCTGCCGCCTGAGGGCTATACGTTTATCGACTGCGACAGCAGCCAGATCGAAGCGCGGACCTTGGCTTGGCTGGCGGGGCAGAACGACCTCGTGGATGCCTTCACTCGCGGTGAGGACGTTTATAAGATGATGGCGTCTGCCATCTACGATAAGCCGATGGAGGATGTAGTAGATGCCGAACGCTTCGTAGGGAAAACCACCATCCTTGGTGCGGGTTACGGTATGGGGCCAGACAAGTTCAAGGCGCAGCTAAAGGCATTCGGTGTCGAGATGGGGCTAGGCGAGTGCCAGTATATCATCCAAGTATATCGTGATACGTACCCTCAAATCCCCGTGCTTTGGCAGCAGGGGCAAGCCGCTATCGCCGCTATCCTTGGCGGTTCAACTTCGCCGCTCGGTAAGGACGGGGTAGTCTTGGTTAACGCCCTTGGGATACGTCTACCTAACGGGCTATACCTAAAGTACCCCAATCTGCGCCTAACAACAGGCACCAAAGGCAGACCAGAGTTTCTCTACGATCAGAGGCGTGGCCGTGCCACCATCCCGAACCGGCTATATGGCGGGAAGCTGATTGAGAACGTGTGCCAAGCCTTAGCCCGCATCATTATTGGTGAGCAGATGTTGATGATTGCCCGTAGCCAGAAGGTAGCGATGACCGTGCACGATGCCGTGGGTATCATTGCGCCTACGGAGCAAGCACCAGAGGCACGAGCGTTCGTCGAGCAATGTATGCGTATTCAACCTAAGTGGGCCACTGGCCTACCACTAAACTGTGAGAGCAAGATAGGAGCAAGTTATGGAGGTTAAGAAGATAACACGGGACACGTTAATCTCCGACTTGGAGATAAGTGTACGCCTAAAATATAGCTTAATAAACGACTGGGACCGCCCCCGAAACCCAAAAAGGCCCGCAACGGTCGGAGATTTTATAGATGTACCTAGCCACGAGTTGCTGCGCGTCCCCAATCTTGGGCGCAAATCTTTGGTCGAGTGGGAGAATATTGTGTGGGCGGTCGAGAACCCCGATAGCCCTGTCATAGAAGAGCAGATGGCGGAGTATAAGGCACTCAAAGAGATACGAGCAACTATTAATCAGATTGCAGCCACACATAGGAAGTTAGCCACACACTATAACAATCTGGCCGACGTCATAACCCCGTTAGTATAGGAGCAAGTTATGGAGGATGAACCCCATGCAGTCGTGCGGCTGCTACTAGCACGGATGGGCAGCCACCCTGAAGAGTTTAGGGTTGGGAAAGAGCCGTTCCATAACCGATGGGAAGATCACCTAACCAGCATAGATATTTTCGGAAACGAGACCGACAAGGCAGCAGTCAACGCAGCGATGCGCGACATTCGGCTAGCCGAAATCCACGAGCATGTGATGGACGAGCTACTCACCGGCCCTGAACGCCGCCGTGCGGAGATGGAAGAAGCTAAAGCTGCGAATGTGCCGTACCTATCTTATCCGAACCCAGCTCAGCAGCAGCAGCAGTACGACCAGTGGAAGCAGCAACAGTTGCAACAAGCACAGACACAAGCGCAGCAGTTGAGGCAGCAGCAACTGCGACAGGAACAGCTATACAACGGCGGAATACCGGGAACTTTGAAAGGAACTCTAAAATGAGCGAATACCAATTCACTAAAGACTGGTTCCACTGGTCGCCAGAAGTCTGGACGCAGCTTATCCCTATGCTACCAGAGCGCGATGCGGGGGAAGGACGTTGCTTCCTTGAGATAGGTTCCTTTGAAGGTCGCAGCACCGTCTGGATCGTTGAAAACATGATGCAGAGTAACGATGGAACCCGCTGCAGCGATGATATCTACTGCATTGACACATGGGAAGGTGGCGAAGAGCATACCGAGGAGGACATGGCTGCGGTCGAGAAACGGTTTAGCCACAACATTGGAGTGGTCGTAGATAAGTTTCCCGATAGAGTGGTAGAGTGGCAAAAGGGTAGCTCTGTATATGGTCTTTCGTGCTTACTTACCGGCGTGGATAGCGACGAGGACCAACCCTACTATTCTTTCATCTACATCGACGGGAGCCACATCGCCAAGGATGTCCTGACCGATGCTTGCATGGCTTGGCCGTTGCTCAAGCCCAAGGGGTTTATGGTGTTTGACGATTACAACTGGATGCCCAGCCCCCGTGATATCCTGCACAGGCCCAAGCTGGCTATCGACGCCTTCGTAAACATCTTCGCAGAGGAGGTCGAGATCGTGCACGTTGGCTACCAAATGGTTATCAGGAAGAGAGGTTAGCATAGTGCTTACAAGCGATCTCGTTCTAGCCGGGTCGGAGATGTTTAAAATCCATCCCGACGTTATCTATGCAGACAACCGGACTGCTTTCGTATGCCGCGCACGGTTCGGCTTATATATGGCGCTCTATCTACGGGGTGCCAGCAAGACGCAGGTTGGCAGGATCATGCGCCGGGACCACAGCACTGTAATACACGGCCTCATCCGTGCGGACAGAATGATGAAGAAAGACGACTCGTTTAAGCGAGTTGTGGATAAGCTAGTCAATATGCACGTAGACCTAGGCCACAGAGAAAAGGAGCAAGCAAATGACTGAAGAGAAACCGGAAGTATGGCAAAAAGCCATGCACGAAGCCCTTATAGCTATGAACGCTGCGGTACGAGCATACCAGCATCTACTGGATGTAGTACCCTTTAAGGCAGGTGGTAGCCCGTTTGCAGAGATCAACATTCGGTACGAAACCAAGGACCAAGCAAATGACCGACACGATTAAAGTAAAACCCGTGGAGCCGAAGAAGCCAACCCTGATGGTGGCTACCCCGATGTACGGCGGTATGTGTACCGGGCACTATGTGATGGGGTTACTCACGACTATGCAGAAGATGCGAGAGATTGGAGTCCCGGTATTCTGGGGCCACCTCATGAACGAGAGCCTCATTACTCGTGCCCGCAACGAGCTAGCCCGCGTATTCCTAGAGAACAACCACGACTACCTGATGTTCATTGACGCGGACATTAGCTTTGACGGTGAGGCTGTTGCCCAACTGATGTTAGCAGACGAAGATATCGTCTGCGGTATCTACCCCAAGAAGGAAGTGAACTGGGATAGCGTGAAGCGCGCTGCCCAGACGAGCCAAACAGACTTGCAAGATTACGCCGGGGCATTCGTCCTCAACATGGTAGGAACAGACGATGCTACTACCAACGAGAAGGGTATCTTCGAGGTGCGGCATGGCGGCACGGGCTTCATGCTCATCAAGCGGGCAGTGTTCGAGCATCTGATGCCTCATGTACCTACGTACCGAACTGCATCGTTCAAAGACCCAGAGACTGACGAGTACGTTAAGCCGCTGACGTATGAGTTCTTTGCTACCAGTATCGACCATACCGGCGCGCTCTTGTCAGAAGACTACCACTTCTGCGAGCTATTCAGGAAGCATGGCGGTAAAATCTACGCCCATCCGTTCATCAAGCTAGAGCACGTAGGAACCTACGTCTATGGCGGCGACATCCTAAAATCGGGCGGTAACCTCAAGTAAGGAGCAATTGAAATGACTAATAAAGAACAAGCAGTTCAATACTACCCAGCCAAGTACAAAACTAAAATTGAAGCTGTCTTGGACATGCTTAAAGGTGGGCAGACTGTAAAGCAGATCAAATCGCGTATACTGGTTAGCGACAGCTACATATACCTAGCTAAGAAGCAGCTTAAGGAAGCGGGAGGTGTACTGGAGCTAGTGGAGTTAGCACCAGACCTCGTGAATAGCCCCGCGCACTACACATACGGCGGTATCGAGACTATCGACTTCATCCGGGCCAAGCTCACCGACGAAGAGTTCGCCGGGTACCTGAAGGGTAGCGTCATCAAGTACCTAACCCGTGCGGACCTGAAGGGTAACCCCGCGCAAGACCTTGCCAAAGCCAAGTGGTATATGGACCGGCTAGCGTAACCAGAAACAATCGAAGGAGCAAACAATGACTGACCCCGCAACCGATGCGGCCAAGCGCGCCGCTGCCCTATTCGCCAAGCGTGACAGGCTAGCTAGCCAGCTAGCAGTGCTGGACAGCGACTTGAAGCGCGCCACACAGGACTACAGCCAAGCCATGCGCGTCTGGGGCTTCACGCCGCTGATGATGCGGCAAGTATGCAACGCGAGAGGATTAGCAGCATGAGATACCTAACCTTAGCAGCCATCATGGCTGCATCGACCTCGACACCGGCCATCGCCAGCCCCGCGCTGGCTATCTGCCACCAACCCTACGCACTGTGCGCCAGCAGCCCGACAGTCGCCATCCCCGGCGAAACCGTCAAGGTTAACGGCAAAGAGTTTCAGGCGGGCGTATCCGTCTGCCCAGTGCTGCGTGGGCCTAGCATAGCAGACCTCAGTCTAATGAACGGATCGTGCAGTAGCCCTGATGGCACACCTAAGACTGTCTGGTCGCTGTTCTCAAACGCGCAAAGCTATCCGCAGCTACCCAACTGGGCCGTGCTGCCATCCGTCAAGCGGACCTTTACCACTACCGCAGCACCGGGAGGCGGCATGAGCAACATGTGGAGCTTCCCGTGCGTTGTGCGCCCTCGCAAAGTCAATGGTGTGCGGCTGGCCGACTGCAAAGGCCCGATGAATGAGTCGCCGTGGACCGGTGACGCTGTTCCCGTGGGCGCGACCGTAGGCACCGCTGCACCTCTCGGTCTACCCAACCCAGTGGGGGGTAATTTCCCGTGACAGGACAACCCCAGCACGACGCGAAGGGAATTATGAGATGAAATACCCCGAAGAACTGCTGACCGAGAGGGTCAAAGCACTGGAAGCCGAGAACGAGCGGCTGCGTGAAGAGGTGCAAGAACTGCGTCAAGCATTAGGAGACAAGCAATGAGCAGCCGCAACTTACCGCACCACCTCTACGTATATGTGGACAGCGCGTTCTTTCGGGGCGGCAAGCAACGCTTTGAACCCGCCGTGTGGTTCGCCATAAGGTCTGAGGAAAACCGAGCTTTTGGATGCCACGTAATGCTGGAGTGCGGCGCGGTGTATCGTAACCTGCCACCTCACGCCCTAGCCTTTAGCACCACACCGCAGGAAGGTTGGACGCTCAAGCAAGCGCAAGTCTGGGATTGTTTCGGAACCCAGTTCGATACCATTTCATACCCGTATTTGTCCGGGCTGGACGCGCGCTACGACGGCACCGAGGATAAGGCGACGTGCCTGTTTTGGGCCTGCCCGCACAGCGACGGCTTCAGCATGTCACCTAGCCAGAGTAAGGAGTTTGCGTTCATGCAGACGAGGGGCGACAGGCTGCTTATTAGGCCAACCAATATGCTCCTGTTCCAAGAGCGCAGCTTCACGCAGGACACCGGCTGGCCGACAGACATTCGGACCGCGACAACGGTCTGGGAATGCGAAAGCGACTAGCAGCACTGGAGGTAACGTGATGATAACCATAGCGATGATCCTTATGGGCGTATGTGGTATCGCAACTTGGTTGCTTTGTGCACTGGCCCCGCTAGGGTGGCAGGACGAGGATGGCTTCCACTATGGTAAGCCGGACGACGAGAAAGATAACCCCCCATGACAGCTTGGTCCTACTCAAGCATCAAGACCTTCGATCAGTGCCCTAAGAAGTACTACCATCTGAAGATCGCCAAGGATGTTAAGGATAGCCCCGGCGAGGCGGCTATCTACGGAACCGACTTCCACGAAGCTGCCGAGTTGTTTATCAAGAACGGCACACCGATCCCGCCTAAGTTTACACAGTATGCTAGCGTAGTGGAAGTGCTAGCCAAGTTTCCCGGCGAGAAGCACACTGAGTTGAAGCTGGGTGTCGAGAAGACGGGTACTGGCTACGAGCCTTGCGGCTTCTTTGGTAAGCAGGTGTGGTGGCGGGGTATCGTCGATTTGCTGATCGTGAACGGTGAGACTGCCCACATGGTGGACTACAAGACTGGTAAGAACGCCAAGTACGCCGACATGAAGCAGCTTGACCTTATGGCTGCTGCGGTATTCGTCCACTACCCCGAGGTGATGAAGATCAAGTCAGGGCTAGCTTTCGTGGTTAGTCAGGAGTTCCCTAAGAAGATTCACAAGCGAGAGGGGTTGGATGGCTATTTCTCTGTGTTTGACCAGCAGCTAGACCAGCTAGAGCCCGCTACCGATAGCGGCGTATGGAACGCCAAGTCTGGGCCTTTGTGTGGATGGTGTCCTGTGGTAAGCTGTGAACATTACAAACCGCCGAGGAAGTGGTGATGCCGTACAAAGACCCTAAAGACCGCAAGTACAACACTGCTGCCAAATACGAAGCTAGTCCGGAGCAAAAAAAGAACCGTGCTGCGCGTAACGCCGCCCGTGCCAAGCTCATGAAAGAGGGCAAGGTTAGCAAGGGTGACGGCAAAGACGTAGCCCACAAGGTGGCTTTCGATAAGGGTGGTAGCAACAAGCAAGGTGTGCGCGTCGAGAGCGCTGCTAAGAACCGCTCGTTCAAACGTGATAGCAAACACAATCTAGTGGATGAAACCAGCAAACGAGAACGGAAGAAATAATGCAAATCGTTGACGATAAGGTGCTACTCGTCAAGACTACCGAACCCAAGACCATTACCGACAATATTAAGAAGAGCGCGGTATATAGGCAGGATGGGGATACGTACGAAGTAGCAGTGAGATGGGGCCTTAAGGAAACTAAGGCGCTCATGAAGCTTGGTATAGAAAACCCGCCATCACCGATCCAGAAAAACTATAAGTGGCCCGGTAAACACAAGCCGTTTGACCACCAAAAGACCACTGCATCCTTCCTCACCCTCAACGATAAGGCGTTCTGCTTCAACGAGCAGGGTACAGGTAAGACCGCTTCGGTTATCTGGGCTGCGGACTATCTGATTAAGCTGGGTGAGATCAGGCGCATCCTCGTGCTGTGTCCGCTATCCATCATGAAAGCTGCATGGCAGCAGGACTTGTTTACCTTTGCGATGCACCGCTCTTGCTCCGTTGCGCATGGTGCGGCCAAGCAGCGTGAGAAGATCATCAAGGCTGGCAACGAGTTCGTCATCCTTAACTTTGACGGGTTAGCCGTGGTAGAAGACGCTGTTATCAACGGTGGCTTCGACCTTATCGTGGTGGACGAGGCCAGCGCCTACAAGAATGCGCAGACCAACCGTTGGAAGGTGCTTAGCCGCATCATGAACACGATCAAACCGCGTCTTTGGATGCTTACTGGTACGCCAGCAGCACAATCGCCACTGGACGCCTACGGGCTGGCTAAGCTAGTCAACCCCGATAACTGCCCCAAGTACTACGGCTCGTTCCGAGATCAAGTCATGTACAAGGCAACGCAGTTCAAGTGGGTAGCCAAACCACAGGCAGAGGGCATCGTGCATAAGGTGTTACAACCTGCCATTCGGTTCGAGAGGAAAGACTGTCTCGACCTGCCCGATGTTACTTACATGGAGCGCGAAGCTCCCCTCACCAAGATGCAGATGTCCTACTACAAGATGCTCAAGGACGAGATGCTCTTTGAGGCAGCGGGTGAAGAAGTTAGCGCGATCAACGCCGCCACCAAGATCAATAAGCTACTGCAAATCAGCGGTGGTGCGGTCTACACGGACACTGGTGAGGTTATCGAGTTCGATGTCAGCAACCGCTTGACGGCTGTCTTGGAAGTCATTGAAGAAGCTAGTCAAAAAGTGCTAGTCTTCGTGCCCTTCACACATACCATCCAGCTACTACGTGAGAGGTTAGAAAAGGAAGGAATCTCGTGTGATGTCATCAACGGCAAGGTGCCAGTGAACCGCCGCAGTGAGATCGTGCAGGAGTTCCAGACCCGCAAAGACCCCCATGTGCTTATCATCCAGCCACAGGCTGCATCGCACGGGTTGACGCTCACGGCAGCTAACACTGTTATATGGTACGCACCTGTAACGAGCGTGGAAACCTACCTCCAAGCCAACGCCCGCATCAACCGTCCGGGGCAAAAGAGCAACATGACCGTCGTTCATATTCGGGGTAGTGACGTAGAGGCTAGGCTGTACCACATGCTGCAACACAACATCACGAACCACGAAAAAATTATCGACCTCTATAGGCAAATCGCCACGGATAGCGTTGCCCATCTGCTCACCGTTAATCATGCGCTTGAAAGTGCCGTTGGTGTTGGTGGCGATGCGGCGCATACTGTTGGTGGCCGCAAGGGTCTTAGCGAGGCCAGTTAACTCCCGCTTGCCGGAAGTTGAGACTGCACCGGACTGTTTGAAAATAGAAAGATTGCTCATAATTTCCTCTTACTTGTTGGTTGGTTTGCGAACTTGGACAACATATTTGCGGTCACACTGCAACCCAGCCGGGAAGGCTTCGGGGTTTTCTTGCAGGAACTGTTTCATGTTGCCATTGTGGATGCGCTGCTCCAAGAGTTGCGGCACATCGTTTTCCTTAATGAAGCGATACATCGTCTCCCAGTCGCTCGTCCAGTAGCGTGAGTTAATACGCCGACTGATTGTACCACTGGGGGTCTTGATGCTGTCGGCGTTCTGCTCGTTGCAGATTTCCAGCAGCTTGTTACTCACTATATCAAGTTGGTCCTTAAGGGCAGCTATA